TTAATTGTGGTATTGGTATTACTGGTGGTACAACTATTGATAATATTCAAATAAAGACTGATACTATTGCATCCACAAGTGGAAATGTCATGTATATTGACCCATATCCTGATGGATTAAGTAGTGAGGGTCTTTTAGTTGTAAAAGGTAGTTTGCAGGTAGATGGTACTACAACCACAGTTAACTCTACTAGTGCAACTTTAAATGATCCAGTGATGCATATTGGTGATGTTACTAGTGAATTGACAGTAATGACACATAACGTTGCTGTTGGTGTTTCTACAGTTACAGTGGATAGTGTTGTTGGTATTAATACTGGTGATACTATTACTGCTGCTGGACTTCCAAACTCTGGTTTGACCACTGTTACCGCATATAATACTACTACAAAGGTTATCACATATACTGGTGTATCAACTGCTGGTATCAGTACTGGTGCCCAAATAACAGTTACTCATGCATTTGATACTAATACTGATCGTGGTATTTCATTTGCTTATAATACAGGAACTGGTGCTGCAAACAATAAAAAAGGTTTCTTTGGTTACATAGACGAGGGAAGCACAAACACTGTCAGTAATGCTCCTGATAGATCATGGACATATATTCCTGATGCAACAGTTACTGCTAATAATGCAACTGGAATTAGAGGATTTCTTGATATAAAGGGTCTTTACTTCCAAAGCAGTGATTATTCTGCAGGTGGTAATGGCATCATGTATTTTGATGCAACTGGTAAGTCAGTTGTTTCTGCTGGTACTACTGCTGGTATAACTACTTCTAACTTTGTACTCACAACTAACGCTGCTGGTGTTCCAAAGTGGACGAATACTCTCGATGGAGGAATTTTTTAAAGTATGGATGATCAAAAAAGTGATGTTGACATTAATGTATTAGTGAAATTATACAATCAAAGATTATCAACATTAGTGAATCAAAATGTATTCTTGGAAGCAAAAATCCAAACCATGACACAAGAATTTGCATTAGAAAGGCAAAGACTTATTGACATAAACATACAAATGCAAAAAGATTATGAAACTAAATATCCAGAGGTGTCGAAGTAAAAAATGACAAAACCATCAAGTAGACAGCAATTAATTGATTACTCTTTAAGAAAATTAGGGTTTCCAGTTTTAGAAATAAACGTAGATGATGATCAGATAGATGATCTAGTTGATGATGCTCTTCAATATTTTCAAGAAAGACATTTTGATGGAATAGAAAGAACTTTTTTAAAGCACGAAATAACAGAAGCAAACTTAGAAACATTTAAGACAGGAACAACTACAACAACAGGATCTCAACCTACATCAAGTCTTGGTGTTGTTAATCCATCATTTACAGAAACACAAAACTTTTTACAGTTGCCTGATCATGTACTTGGTGTAGAAAAAGTATTTAAGATGGATCAAAGCACTATATCTAGTGGTTTATTCAATATCAAGTATCAAATATTTTTAAATGACTTATATTACTATGGTGCACTTGATTTGATGAACTATGCAATGGTTAAAACTTATCTTGAGGATTTAAGTAGACTTATTACTCCAGATGTTCAACTTAGGTTTAACAAAAGACAGCATAGATTGTATATGGATATTGATTGGAGACAAGTTTCAAAAAATACTTATCTAATTATAGATTGTTATAGACTAATAGATCCAGCAAATGCATCTGATATTTACAATGATTGGTGGTTAAAGAGATATCTAGTTGCTATAATTAAAAGACAGTGGGGACAAAATTTAATGAAATTCCAAGGAGTTATGTTACCTGGTGGAGTTTCATTGAATGGTAGACAGATATATGATGATGCTATAAGAGAAATTGAACAGATTGAATACGAACTTAAGACAGAATACGAGTTACCTCCACTCGATTTAATAGGATAGTGATATGCCACTTAATCCTTACTTTCTACAAGGATCAACTAGTGAACAAAGACTTGTTCAGGATCTTATAAACGAACAATTAAGAATGTATGGGCAAGATGTTGTTTATCTTCCCAGAAAGATTATTAATAAAAAATCAATAATCAAAGAGATAGTTTCATCTTCATTTGATGATGCATATCGATTAGAAGCATATCTATTGAATTATCAAGGATTTGAAGGATCTGGAGATGTTCTATCAAAGTTTGGTGTCACTACAACTGATTCAGTTAATTTAGTAGTATCAAAAGAAAAATACGAAGATTTTATAACTCCCTTTCTTGGTGGAGATAGTCAAGTTGAATTATCAACTAGACCACAAGAAGGTGACTTAGTTTATCTTCCTCTTGATAATACTATGTTTGAAATTAAATATGTTGAAGCAAGAAAACCATTCTATCAACTAAACAATTTGTATGTTTATACTCTAAGTTGTGAGGTAATGGATGCTGAACTTGATCAAGATATTAATACAAGTATTGAAGCGGTTGACACTGCTGTTGATGAATTTGGATTTATTGTTACACTTGGTATGGTAGGATTGGCAGCGAGTACTGCTACTGCAACTGTACAGAAAGCAACTTCTGTTTCAGGTTTAACTACAGGATTCTCAGTTGGATCAATAGATTTGATAAACGATGGAACTGGATATACTGCAGCACCAGAGATTGGAATATCAACAACTGGTAATTCATTAGGTGTTAACGCAACTGCTGTTGCTATCATGACAAGTAGAGACGGGCAAGCAGGACAATCAATAGACAGAATTTTAATAACAAATCCTGGATTTGGATATACAGCATCACCTACTGTTACTATTAGAAGTGTTAATGTATTAGGTTCTGGAGGAATTGCAACTGCAATCATAGCAAATGACGGTTTAAGTGTAGTTACAGTTACTGATGGCGGAGAAGAGTATGGAGAAATTCCAAATGTTGTATTCAATCCAACAACTGTAGGAGCAGCAGCGACAGTTACAGTAAGTGCTGGTGGAACTATAACTTCATTCAATATTACAAATACTGGAGGAAAATATATTTCAGCACCACCAATTACTGTTGTATCACCTACAAGTGGAACAACTGCTACTGGTATCGCATCTATTAGTGCTGCTGGCATTGTAACTTCTATCACTATTACGAATCCAGGAGCAGGGTATACATTTGTACCTGCTGTCACTATAAGTAACGATGTTGGAATTAAGACGTTTAGTGGAACAAACGCACAAGGTGTTGTTGTTCTTAATACTGTTGGTGAAGTTGCAACAATTAGATATACAAATACTGGTGCAGGATATACAGTTGCACCAACCATAGTAATAGATCCACCAGCAGCAGCAGGATTTTCAACTGGAAATTATCTATACAAAGAGATGGTTCGAGGAGTTGGATCTGGTACAACTGCATTTGTACAGAGTTGGGACTTTGACGATAGAGTTCTTAAGGTTACTAGACCTAGTGGAAGTTTCGTAGTTGGAGAAGCAGTTGTAGGTATTGGAACTACTCAAAATGGATCAGATGCTAAGTATATCGTTAAGACTGCATCTACTCAGGATGATACTGATGCATTCAATGAAAACACACCATTTGAGACCGAAGCAGATGCAATATTGGACTTCTCAGAAGGTAATCCTTTTGGGGAATTCTAAATAATTAAGTAAATGGAAATAATATTATGTTAGGAACCTATTATTATCACGAAATTATTAGAAAGACTATCATTGCATTTGGTACTCTTTTTAATACAATTGATATCAAACATAAGAAATCAGATGGCACTGTTCACACTAGTGTGAGAGTTCCTATTGCTTATGGACCAACTGAAAAGTTTCTTGCAAGATTAGAACAAAAACCAGATTTAAGACAGAGAGTTGCTATAACATTACCGAGACTTTCATTTGAAATGACAAGTGTTACATACGATGCTGCAAGAAAGGTTTCAACTATGCAAACTTTTAAAGCACAAACTACTTCAGGAACTAAAGTTGCCAAGAAAATTTTTATGCCAGTTCCATATAATCTTGGATTTAACCTTGGAATTATGACACAATATAATGAAGATGCTCTACAAATAATTGAACAGATACTTCCATTCTTTCAACCATCATTTAATTTAACTGTAGATTTAGTTTCATCTATCGGGGAGAAAAGAGATATACCGATGATTTTAGATAATTTAACTTTTGATGATAATTATGCGGGTGGTTATGAAGAAAAAAGAGTTATAACACATACACTTAATTTTACAGCGAAGACATTTTTATTTGGTCCTGTTCCAAGCACTTCAGAAGGACTTATCAAAAAAGTACAAGTCGATTACGCTGCTCGTACAACAGACAGAAAAAATATATCAAGGGATCTCAGATATACTGCTACTCCTACTGCTACAAAAGATTATACTAATGATACTGTTACAAACCTATCAGAAACATTAGATACAGTCAAGACACAGTTTAACGTTGTAGATGCTGCTAGTTTAGTTGAAAAAACTTACATCGAAGTTGATAATGAAGTGATGTTTATCAAAAAAATCACTGGAAATACATTACTTGTAGATCGTGGTGAATATGCGTCTACTATAGATACTCATAGTGGTGGTGCTGTTGTAAGTGCCATAAATGCAGCAGATGATGCATTAGTTGAAGAAAATCTTGGAGATGATTTTGGATTCAGTGAAAATCGTTTCTCATTTAATGATGGTAAAACATTCAGTCCTACAAAGGGAGTTGACGTATGAGTAAATTTGATGCTATAAATGATTCTCTTGATATTGAGGTTGTTGAGGAAGAAGAGACTAAAGTTGTTGAAAATGAATCTAAACCAGCAGAAAGAACTAAAAAAGATTCTACTCGTGACTATGAATATACAAGAGGTAATTTATATTCTTTAATTGAAAAAGGTCAAGAAGCACTTGACAGTATTATGGAAGTTGCTCAAGAAGGACAACAACCTAGAGCATTTGAAGTTGTCAGTCAGTTAATTAAAAACGTTGCGGATACCACGGATAAGTTAGTGGATCTCCAACAGAAGATGAAAAATTTAGAAGCAGAAGATCCAAAAGGACCATCTACAGTTAATAATGCATTATTTGTAGGATCTACAGCAGAATTGCAAAAATTATTGAAAAGTCAATCTGATACAAAAAAGACTAAATAATAAGAGGTTATAAGTTATAATGAAAAGATTCAGAGACATTAGAGAGTCGTATCTTCGTATTCAGGAACGAGGTAGGACTTATAATATTGTTTTTAACTGGCGAGGAAAGATGTATGACATCAATATGTTTTTCCCTAAGTTTAGTAGACCTAGCAAAGCAGAAGTTGCTTTTGAAGTGAGAAAGGCATATCCAAATGCTATTATATTATATTTTGATCCTGCCAAAAATGATCCAACTAAACCATTATTATTTTCAGGTCAAGAGAAATGAAAGGAAAAACTGCTGATCATGAACATGAGATGATCCGTCGTCAGACTGATCAGATAAATTCTGCATCAAAAAGACTTAAAAAGAAAGTCGGTAAAGGTGAAGGTAATGTGAAAGCATGGGTACAATCTAAAATAACTAAAGC